TGACTCACGTTTTTATAATGGTGACGGATCTGCAAAAGCACTTGATGACACTAAAGAAACAATAGATGGAGTTGAATACACTACTTTAGGTGTTAAGTCACAGTTAAAATTGCAAGAAAAAGCAACTGCTGGCAGTTTGTTAGCTAAATATGATTGGTACGTTGTAAGAAAGGCTGAAAAATCTACTGCAATTCCTACAGCGATCACTACTTATCGTGATGGAGTGCGAACAGCCTGTGATACTCGTGAAAAAGAAATTGATGCCTGTTCAGATACAGCAGCATTAGTAAGTCTTTATGGATCAACAGAAAAAGATGGAGTTGTAACGCCTAATATGACACAATATCCAGCAGACCCTAATGTCTAGATTCTTGCATTTGCCTTGTCATTAAACTCATAGTGACGTAGAGAGGAGATAAGGCTACAATAAGAAGCAATACGACTACTGACATAAGTGCTGTAGCTCGTGCTATTTGTTCTTTAATCATACTTAGAAAAGATGCTTAGAAAAGCTTTGGACATTATTACCATCGTAACTGGAATCCTTATGTTAGGCATTCTGGGCGGTGGTTTTTTTACATTTAAGTATGTTACTTCTGAGCAATTTAAAGCAAAAATGATGAACGAGGTTCTTAGTAATGTAAAAGGACTTATGCCTGATGTGCTAGGAAACTCGCTTCCATCTAAAACTGGAGAATCAATACCAACACTACCATTTAAAAAATGAAATGTTGGCATTGTAAAACTGAATTAATTTGGGGTGGCGATCACGATACTGA